GTCTAAAAGTGGGGTAGGGGAGTGGTTGCGGGGGAGTGTGAAAAGTGATTTTTCACGGTAACTAGATACCCGAACATTACCCGTTAGATTGAAGAAGTGGCGTTAATAACCTTAACGTCGAATAGCTGGGCGTCTGTACTGTCATATTCTGGCTTTAATGCGCCTTCTGCGTACACTATTTCGCCTGTCTTTAATTCGATAGGGTTTTCTTCCCATTTAAGATTATTAAGCGTAACGCGAAGTTCGTATATGCTACCAGTTCCCGCAAAGTGTCTAATAACGCAAGCGCGCTTCTGAACTGTTAAGAATTTGTTAAGGTCGTGTGGGTCGTCGAATCTAAGTTTTACAGATAAATCGGCGTCGCCTAAAGTTCTAACTAATTCTACTGGGTCAAATGAACCACTGCGCTTTGCGCCTTCGTTTTCTTCTAAGTTGTGTTGTAGTGTCCATGCACTACCTGACTGTAACGGTGTATGTGTTGCTGATAATGCCGCGCTGTCGTCTGCACCGAATCTAAATTCTGTTCTACTCCATAGAAACGGTGTAAGAAGTGAAAAGCTGGGGGTTGCTGGTCGAAGTGTAACGCTGTCGCCGTCGGCCGCGCCAGTTGGCGTAGCTGTAAATGTTACTGTAGTCGCGCTATCGACTGTTAATACTGTTAGGTCTAGGGTTGTACCAGCGGCAAGATGTAAGCGCATAAGGTCGCCGACAACTAGGCCAGTGGTAGGGCTTGCGTCGTAGTTTGTCTTAAAGGTAATAGTATTACTTGCTAAACTTGCAACTTCCCTAGATATAAACGATTTTCTAGCGGCAAGCGATAAGTTAAGAAGCATTTTATTTTCGTCGAACTCATGGCCCACCTCGTAGCATTCTACGCCGATAAATCTATAGACTACTTGCCCTTTACATATATCGACTGTATAGGCTTTTGGGTCTGTGGTGTTAAGTGCGAATGCGTGTGTATAAGGGTTAGAACCAGAAGAAGCCGTCTTATTTAATAACATATCGAAGAAGTAAGCGGTTGTAGTTGGTTCGGCTAAAATTTGTACGTCGCCCATGTGATGTCGTACACCCTGTATATGCTGGAATCTAGCGGCCTTATTACCAGCTATGGGGCTGTCGGCGTCAAGATTAACCATTGTGTTAAATGATTCGCTGTAAAGCGGTACGTACTTATCGGGAATAACGGCGATGTCTTTATCGCTTTGTACCTTAATTGCTAAGTAACCTAAATTTGCTAGTCGTGTTGCCATATATTTATATTATTTACTATTTACCTTCAAGTTGCTAGTACTTTTTTTCTGTTCGACTGGTGCTTCTACATTTACCATACGCCCAGCGTCTACCAGCTTAAAGTTAGGATTGTATACGGGTTCGTCGCTTTCGATAGTTTTACCAGCGGCGACTTTACCTACTCCTATTAAGACTTGTTCGCTTTCGCTTGTGTTTTGGTACTTAAATTTCTTTTTATCAGACATAGGCTTACTATTTATTGTATGTATTTATTCTATAATAGTCAATTCAGTCTATCACGTTCTATTATTTACTGCTTGTAGTTCGTGTACCTCTATATTTATGCTGGCTTCGGCTGTTAGCTGGTCTTCTGGCCGTACGACTAATTCTTTACGTACGATTGCTTCGGTCTGAATTGTCATATTATCCAGGGTAAAATTAGTTCTAAGAACCCCCATTATGCTATCTGTGCTGTATTCGTTAGTAGAAGGGTCGCGGCCATATACGTAATTATCTATAATTGTATCTAGCGTGTTGCCTTCCACTGGTCGCCCCATTTCGTCTTTTTTGTTAAAAACTAGTTGAATTATTATACTGTGCTTTAATCCGTCGTAGCCTGTGGCGTCTTGCAATACTTGTAGCTGGGTTTCAGTGACAAAAATAGCGGGTAATTCACTAAGTCCAGGTATAATAGGGTCGCCGACACGGTAAAGCCTAAAGGAATCGCCAAATGCGTCCTTAAAAAGGTTTACTAGCTTTTCTGCTACTGTAATTTTGTATACTACTTCGTTTGCCATATTATGCGCTGTTTATTGCCTTCTGTATCTTAATTAAAGCACCCTTCTTAAAAATATCTACTATTTGCGACTTTCGCTGTTCGTCTACCCGCATTACTAACCGAATCGGTAGCCTTCCGCGGCCTTCGTGGTGTAGGCTAGCTTTCGGGTCGTCATTTATTAACTCTAACAGATTCGGGTATACCTTCTTCTGATAACTTTTTCTAAGTGCGCCCGACGCTTCAAGTATCCCAGCACCAGGGTATTTTACTGCTTTTCTTATTGCATACGCCGCGCTAAGTGCTTGCCACCTAGCCCCGAATATACCACCTTCGGTAACGAACGTAGGCCCAGAAAAAAACGATTTTAGAAATTCGCCCGTTTCGGTTAGTTCTGGCGTCCAGTTTTCGAACGCACTAAGCATTTTTCTAAGCTGTGCTATTGCCTTCTTGTCGCCCTTAATTTCTACACGTACTTTTAACATGGCTTAAAATTTATCTGTAGTCTTAAAAAACCTGTCTTCGCTAGGCGTATTATCGGCGGCGGCGTCGAGGGGGTAGCCATTTATGCTATTTTCAATGTCGCCCGCTAGGTCTGCGCCTGCGTCGTCGGTAAGACTTTCGCTTTTTTCTTCTATTTTTTTAAGTAATAATCGGCCTTGCTCTAGTTTTTGGTTGCCGTCTTTATTCGTTCCTGTATGTTCTGGGCCATAGTCTTTTAGAAGTACGTAGCCAGCGGCAATAAGAAGGGTGGCATTTTTTACTATTTTCGGTATTGTGGTAATCGGTAGGGTATAACCAGCTACACGAAGACTAGCGTTTACTTCGCTTTGCGCCATTTGTAATTTTTCCTGGTAAATCGTTTCGGGTATCCATTTATTATTAGATAGTCCCGCTTCTTCGCGTACTTCTTCCCATGTGGCGTATGCGCCGTAATTACCGCCGCGTATTGCTGGCGAACCAACTAATAGCGTTTCAGAAGTTGATATAGAATTATAGTAAGTCTTTTTGTACCAGTAATCAGAACCGCCCGAACTGTCGGTAACTTCGGTAAATTGCTGGTCTACTTCTATGTCTGATGTGGCTATTAGTGAAAAGTCGGCGTCTAGTGGTGCTGTACCGTCTACGTTTGTGGCTCGATAAATTCGAATCTTATTACCGAATAATTTAGTTATTGCGTCGCCTTTTCTGTGGGTCTGGCCGTAGTTCGCTTCGGCTGTTAGCGCGTTTACGCTTTTGCTGTCTAGTTGTGATAATTCGGCCAATTCTGCGCCCAGATTACCAATAACGTAAAAGTCGTCGGCTACTATACCTTGTGCATTAACTACATTAGCCACCTTTTGACCGCTAGCCGCGTCGCTTGCTAACTCGGTTCGTTCGAGTATGTTAATACTATCAAAGTTTGAGGGTCTAAGTACTTCGGCCATATATTTATTATAGTCTAATTCGTTATAAAATTGTAGGCGTCCTACTCGGTATTGTTGTTCGACTTTGCCTATTAACTAGGATAGTAGCACCCGTAACACCTGGTAGTACAGTCGGTCGCCCTCGGTCTAATTTACCCGTTACTACTGCGCCACGGCTAGAATTAGTAATATCGAACCCAGTAATAAAAGCCGCCCTGAAAGAAAAGCTAGTATCTTTACCCCATAAGTTCGCCATTATTTCGCTTACGACTTGTTCTATACCGTGTATTTTAGCTGGTCTTGAATCGCTAACTAAGACATTACCCGTTAGAATTGCGCCCCTACTATCATTTATTGAATCTTTACCAGTAACCACCGCGCCCCTTGTGTCATTTGCGGCCGCAATACCCGTTAATAATGCACCCCGACTACTTACACTTGTATCTTTTCCTGTAATATGTGCGCCACGTGTCGTATTTGTTGTATCTTTACCTAAAAGTGTTGCGCCTCTTGAATCATTAGCACCAGTAGCACCCGTTAAAATTACCCCCCTATTGGCTTCGCTAATATCTTTACCAGTAACTACCGCACCACGACTAGAAAACGTAGCGTCTATACCCGTTATAAGGGCGTTTCTGTTGTCGTTTGCGCCTTCGATACCTGTAATTATTGCTGGGCGTGAACTGTTAGTCGTATCTTTACCTGTGATTACTGCGCCACGTGTCGCATTTGCCGAATCTGCACCCGTGAGTAATGCACCACGGCTAGCGTTACTTGTGTCTTTACCTGTGATTACTGCGCCACGGGTAGCGTTTGTCGTATCTTTTCCTGTAGTTACTGCGCCCCTAGAATCGCTTGTAGCGGTCTTACCAGTAGTAAGCGCACCCCTAGAAGCGTTCGCCGTGTCTTTACCCGTTATGACTGCACCCCTAGAACTATTCGTATTTGTACTACTTGAACCTGGGTTAATAGCTACGACCATTTGCGCGTACGGATTACCACCAGACATATCATAACTATGTGCCTGTGCGCCAGCCGTCCCGCCAGCTTCACTAGAAGCGTTGCTATTTTCGTAACTCTGGTCGTCGTAATTACCGTCTTCTGTCTGACCTGTGCCATAGCCTGTAATTTCGGCTTCTGAACATATACCACCAATTAAAAAACAACTATCTACGTCTGTGGTAATACTCATGGCTGGGGCGAACCCGTTACCAGTGTCGCCGTCTTCGCCGTTAATCAAGTCTGCGGCGTCTGCACCAGACAATCTATATACTGTTAAAGTCGATTCGTTGATACCACTAGCAAAGTCTGCTATTACGCTTGCGGTGGTTGCCGTTGGGTTAGTTAAGTACCATATTTCTATACGACACGGTTGACCAGTACCACCCGAACCACCATAACCGCTACCCTGTTTTGTAAAGCTCTCTGTTGTGTTAAATTTTACGCTTGTTACGGTTATATTGTTGGTATTACTATCTTGTGCGGTACAGACCGCTACTAACACGTCGCCGCTAGCCACGGCAATACTGGCGGCTGTCCTATCGCCACCGCTACCACGTTGCCCGACTACTTGTGCTTTTGCTATCGCCATAATTCTACTTTAATACATTATCGCAATCGTTGTTATCACAATGTAAATGACCGCATATGTGGCTACTCATGTGGTCGCCGCATTTACTACATACTTCGGGGTCGAAGTAATGCACCGACCATGCAATAAAAGCCACTAATAGGCATACACCAGCACCGATAAATAAAATTATTTGCATATTATTTCCTTTTGTAAACTGTCCAGCTATGTTTTATATTAAGTTCATTGACCCAGATTTCTATGCTAAAGTCTTTATAAATTGCTTCGGCGATTGTGTAAAATTCTGCTACGGCGTTATCGGTTATTGTGGTCTTTTTTTTGTTAATACCTACGTTCATTTCTTGCGCGATAAATCGTTTTACTTCGAAGTCTAGGGGGCGTTCTTCTGGAGTAAGTTCTGTAAACGCCTTAAAACGTGGTTTGCCACTAATAGGCGGGAATGTAAAAGTTGCGCCACCTGGCGTACATAGCGATAGAGAAATTATAGTAGCCTTTTTTTCGGCCGAATATCTTACTAAACGATTCCAGGGCGATTTTATGCCTGGTTTCCATGAGTAGTCGCCCCTACCTTCTATAATGGTTTCGCCGTTAGAAAGTGAGGAAATAAAAAATATCTGGGGGTCTGGTAGTGGTGGTAATTGTAATTCTAGTCTATCCATATAGTTTTAAGTGTCCGAATAAACGGCCACGTCTATTATTGAACCAGTCCGAATAAACGGCCTAGTTATTTCGACTTAACTTTAGTACGGGGTTTTACTTCCGCTTCTTCGATTATAGCTTCTGCGTCTACTTGACCCTGTGCAATCTCGATAGCTTTTTCGAAGTTAGATATTTCTTCTTCGTTAGTTGGTTCGTATGTAAAATTATTTTCGCGAATGTTTTTAGCAAGTTGTTTAACTTTTTGTAGTTCTACTGATTTCTGGGTTACTTCTTTACCTTTTTTTTCGATTGCGGCTTTAGCTACGTCTGTAATAACTTTAATGTCTGTATTATTTTCTGCGTTTCCCTTACTTAATTCTAAGTCGTATATGTCGCCGCCGACGATTACTTCAACTACTTTAGTATCTGGGGTAATAAAAATAAGGTGGTCTGGTGTGTTAATCCCAGCGATACCACCAATACGAACGCGCATAGTTCCGATAATAGATTCTGCGTTTTCTACTCCGCATTCTTGTAGTACTTCTAGTGCTGTTAATTTTGTATTTGCTGTAATCATATTATTAAGTATATGTTAATTCGCTTCTTAATCTAAATGCTGTTTTTTCACCTACACTAGTAGGGCTTGCACTAACCGCTATGTAATAATCGTGCGAAGTAGCGGTCGTGTCGTCTGTAATTGTAACCCCTGCGGCTGACCCCTCGGCTTCCGTCCAGTTGGTGTCGCCCTGTTCTGCGGCTCTAAAGTCTACCCCCGTAGGTACTGCGGTGGTAGTAGTTCCGTCGTCTGCATAGAATTTATGGCTTGTTGTCGTAACGCTTGAACCATGCGAAAAGTTAATCTTTAAGCTACATTCTGCGGTAGTAATCTGGTCTAGGTCTTCTGTGCCGTCGCCCCAGTTTGCTTGACTATCGCCACCCGTCCCGCCTGCTTGCGAAATGAACTTATTATTTTCTGGTGTATTACCCGAAGAATCGTTAGCCGCCGCGTTGCTTTCGACGTGTATTGTGTCGTTATAAGAACCGACGGTAATAGCCGAATCGAAAGTAGCCGCCGCAAACTGTACTAAGTCTGTAGCTTCTATTGTTGTAGGCGTTACGCCCTGTAATGTCCATGTATAAGTTGCCATATTTTTATTTTAGTTTAATTAGTTACCCCTGTCTATCAATAATACAACTGGTATCGGCGCGGCTACGCTTGTCTGGGCGTTGCTTGCCGTTACTGTAATGTTTAAGATTCCGTCTATTGGAAGCTGTAAGGGGTGGTTATTTGCGTCGATATAAGCCCCGAAGCCTGCGCCCTCGGCTATAGAAGCCTTAGTATAAATGGTTACGCCGTTTTCGTCTTTAATGGTAATCGTAAGGGTGGTAGTGCCGACAAGTGCTGGTACAACTGATTTTATAGCTACTAATTTGCCATAAAGGGTGCGGGTAGTGTCTGCGTTTGCTGTAGTACCGTCTGCGGCGATTGTAACGGTCTGGCTGTAGCGTTGAATGTTATATTTTGGCATAAGTTAAGTTGTTCGCATTTATCGCGGGCGTATCAAAAAAGCCCTCATATAACTATATTAAAGAATTAACGGGAATTAAGCAAGTCTTATTTAGTAGCTTCTGTAAGGGTTTCGGCTGGGGTTACGGCGTCTGTGCCTTCTGGTGCTTCTACTATCTTTTCGACCGTGTTACTAACTACAATATTGTTTTTTTCGCGGTATTCTTTAATCATGTTATAGACTTCTGAACCTGTGGTAGTTTTTTCTACTTGTAAGCCATTAGCGCGGGCAATACCGATTAAAACGGTTTTTCTCATTCCGACGGCTTTAATAGGTAAGTTAGCTACTTCGTCTGTGTTTTTGTTAATTGCGTTTACGTCGTCTGGGGTGTTAATACTGCGGTCTGGTGCTTCTTCTTGTGTAGTTGGCTTCAATCCTTTAACAGATTCTATAACTCCTGCGGCCAATAAGTCGGCGGCTTGTTTTTCGTTTACTTCTAGTGTTTGGCCTTTAGCGAAAGTTACGCCGTTGTGTAGAATGTTAGATTTTGCGGTTACGTTCATAAGAATAATTTACACCAATATAACCCACCGTGTCAAGGGGTATTTTATGCGGTCGTTTGCTTTTTACTTGTAAGTTCAGTAGCTATATACACTACTGCAAGGTCTACCGTGGCGTCTAGTGCGGTGTTTGGGTCGACTGTATTTTTAGAAACGTCGGTAACATGAAAAGTAACTGTAGGTAAAGTGGTTTCGATTGTACCGCCCATAGTTGCGCGTAATACTTCGTTAGCTGACATACACCTATCTAGTCCTAATGCGTCAATAACGCCCACGTCGTAAGTTGCGGCCGCGCCGTCTTGAACTGGGAATGTGATAGAAGTAACTGTCTTAAATGCTTTTAGAGTAGAACCGACTGCGGTAGCGTTAGCGGCGAAAGTAATTACGTCTGTAATAGCTTCGTCGCGAATGTTTGTACCTACGATTGTAACGTCGCCCGCTGGTACGTCTGCGGTTGTACCACCTGGGGTAATGCTAACTTTTCTTGCGAAGTCTGGTTGTGCTAAATATGAAGTAACGACCGTAACAACTGAACTACTTGTAGCCTGGTCGTTTAATATTCTATCTGCGTCTACCGCTATAGCGTTAGTCCATGCTTGGCGTCTAAGATAGCCGAATGCGCTTTGCACTTCGCCCGAAATAGTTTTAAGAAATTTTTGTCCTGGTTGTCTTATTGCTTGTCCCATATATTTTAGCCTCTATATAATCGCTAAACACTGATTAAGCTACTGCATTCTTAATGAGGTATCCAGCTTCGACCGCTACGACTTTAGGTTCATAGTAGTCGTTTGCGCGTACAAATTCCGCTTTAACTGCTGGTTCGTCCCAGCGGTCTACATATCTTGCGCCTTCGACTTGAAGGGTGTATCCTAGCGAAATTTTCTTAATTGCTGGTCTTGCTGATACATAAGCTAGTAAAGCGTGTTTTCCCCAGACATAACCCATTACTACGGTCTGGCCTTCGTCTGCTGTGTTGTAAACTGCGTCGCCGATTAAGACTTTTTCTACTCCGATAAGTGCGGCTAACATTTCACTAGTAAGAACTCTAACACTTGCTACAGACATACGACCTAGTAAATCTGGGTGATGTCGAAGTTTAGCCCATACTTGGTAGCCTAGCTCTAGGGTGTTAGGTGTAACACCAGAAGCGGCTTTAACTGTGTCGATACCAGTTTGAAATACTGCGAATGGGTCGCTACCTGCGTAGTCGCTAAATTGGTCTGTACCTGAAAGTGTAATATTTTGCGTAACTACTGCTGTGTCTGTAAGTTTAGTAGCGATTTCTTGCTCTAAGCCTAAGTCTAATGCTTCTGTTACGTCTTCGGTTGCGTCTACTCTAGCGTCGTGTGAACTTGGGTAGGTTTCGCGTACTTCGTATTCTATAGGTTCTTCTAATGAATGTTCGGCAAGTGGGCCGAATGCTGTTTTACTCATTCCAGAAGCGATACGGTTAGCGCGACTTACGCCAGTTCTTCGAGAATCGTTAATAGTAAATCTTGACTTGTCGAAAGTGTAGTAAAAACCTACGCGGCCTTGTACTTCAACTCTTGGCATAAGTTGAGTGCCGATAAGTTGCCCGTTAGCATAAGCTACAGACATTTGCGTTAGTGTTGCGTCTACTTGGTAATCAATTATATTAGGCATATATTTATTTTATTTTGTTAATCCTTTTTAGTCAACTATGTCAAAACCTGGTGTATATTCGATAACGTCGCCGTCTACTCCGTCCCAAAGTGCAAGGCCGAATACGTAGTCGTCGCTAGTTGTTGTTACGATTGCTTTACCTGCTGAATCGGTAGTAAGCTGGTCGCCCGCTGATACCGTACCACCTAATTTAACTTTAGAAGTAGCCCCGCCATGTGGTAAAGATACTTCTACGTTTGCGCTTGCGGCGGCCTGTGGTTTATTTTGAATTGTACCCATGATGTTTTCACCTGGTACGTCGGCGTCGTCTGCAAGTGTAGCGATTCCGTTAGCTACCCATACGATATAGTTTTGTTTTGCGCTATAATCTGCGGCTGTCTTAAAAGTTCTTGAATGTCCGATTGTTTTTGTTGCCATATATTTATTATTATTTATTTATTAT